GTATGTAATCAATATGGTATTGTCAGCGTTAGATTTGACAAACTTGTCTGAGGAAGATAAGGAAGATATTATGTCAAAATTTGAAGAAGGTGCCGAAGATCTCGAAGGTGATGACTTCGGTGGTGAAGATATGACTGACGACACAGAAGTTGAAGACATCCAAGCAAGCATGGATACAGAAATACCATCTGATGCTGGTGAAATGACCGAAAGAGATAGTAGAGTATTCACAGGAATATTCCAAGAGTCAAAAGTAGATAAAGTTCTTTCAAAATATTTTGAATATACCAAAAAGGAAATTTTGGAATCAAAAGAAAAAAAAGAAAGAAAGATTAGTAAAGCAAAATCACAAATGAACGCAGTTGTTAGAATGAGTGAAACTATTGAGCAAGAATTGGCTTCGGCTAAGTTTTTGGAGGAAAATTATGACTACTCATTTGTCGGTAGAACAAATAAGAAAAACCTGGTGTTTGAAAGAGGAGATAAGCAAATTAAAATTTCACCACAAGGGCATGTATTGCTATGAATTATTTAATCTATGTTAATGGACTAGGTCCAAATTATAAGGGTGATAATTTGTATGAGTTTATTTTTTCGGATACGTTGAAAGTGTGGGGGGAATATTGGGAAAACAAACCATGTAATCAGTATCCGCAACCACCGGAGTTAAAATATATTAAGAAAGTAGGAGTTTTGAGAAATACAGATGTTGATCTGGAATTGATTCAAAACTCCGATTTTTTTTCTATGATGGACTCAATGGATGATGTTGTTGCGCTGGCGTGGGAAAAAGATGACTTCGAGACCAAAAAAAGACTTGTTTTCCGATTTGGTGAAGAAGAACAGATAATTAAAGACAAACTCTATGAACGAGATATTGTTTTGGAATTTGAAAAAAATTTAGTTTATGAAAGTTAATATCTTAAAAAAGGGAATGAAGTTGGTTGAAAAAGGACTTTCGCCAAAAACAGTTGCCAAATTAACGGAAGGTCAAATTAATACATTATATAATCGTTTAATGAACGAACAAATAACTCCGGTTCAAACTACCGCATACAAAGTTGGACCAAAGGGTGGTTCTTTGCCGCCAAACCAAAAAGGGTATATGCTTAAGCAAGACCCTGTTAGTAAAACTGTTATGGCAACAGCGGCGGAAGAAGAAATGAAAGAAGAGTTAGATGATGAAGATGCGTTAGGGGCTATGGCTATGCAAACTGCCACAGGTCAGGAAATGCCACATGACGCAAGTGACGAATCGCCTGATGGAATGGATGATGACTCAGATAATGATAGAAAGATGGTTGGAATGACTGAAGCAAAAAGAAAAAAGAAAAATCCTTGGGCAATTTGCACGGCTCAACTTGCTGATGAATTTGGGACATCCGAGAGGAGCGAGTGGTCAAAGAAACAAATGAATAAGTATGAGAGATGTGTTAAGGACGTGAAAAAAACTTTGGAGGAAGGGAAAAATCCTGTATCTTTGTTTTTGGAACGAAAAATAATAGATCTTGTGGAAAAACATATGCCAGCAAAAATAACAAAAGGTGATTTGTTAAATTATTTGAAAGAAGCTTCAGCCCCTGCTGTCGCGCCATCAAAACCAAAAACAAAGCCGGACGTTAAACCATCAACGAGACCAGGGCATCCGGGAAAAAAACCGTTTGAAGGTCCGAACCCAGCACCAAAAGCTAAAAAGAAAGAAACTAAGGAAGCATCTGCTCCGGCAATAGCACCCTCAAAACCCACAACAAAACCAGATATTAAACCATCAACAAGACCTGGACACCCAGGAAAAAAACCTTTTGAAGGTCCGAACCCAGCACCAAAAGCTGTTTCGCCAGAACAAGCGAAGGAAAAAATCATGGATGTAATTTTCGGTCAAATATTAAAATAAAATCAAGATGGCAAAAAAAATTAAAGAACAAATAGAATATGGTAATCGTCCTGAAAGGATGGACCCAGAGTTAGAAAGAAAGTTGGCAAAGGATGATTCATTATATGGACAAAATCCGGCGATGAGAAGAGGGGCTGCTGACGTTCAAAGATTGGTAAGCAGTAGGTTCCAAAAAGTTGCTGAAAAATTAAGTCGTGTTACAGGAATTGAAAACTTGAGCTCACAACAAGTTCAAGCCATGATTTATTCCGAAATGATGCAGAAGCTTCCACGCATTATGTCTATTGAAAGTAGACATAAAGAAGAACTTGAAGAGTTGGCAAAAAGCGCTGCCCTTGAAGAAATGGAAGTTCCAGAAGATTGGTTTGCGATTGAAGCCCAACTTAATCGTGGTGGTATTGATACATCTAATTTTAGAAAGGAAGCAGATAAAGAAGAAAAAAAAGAAAAAAATCAATTAGCATTTCAATCTTTTGATGTTGAGGATTTAACTGATGAGGAAGAATTTGAATTAGAAAAACATAAAAGAAATCTTATAAATGCGATAGTTCAGGGTAGTGCAAAGAAAGGACACTATATGTTCCAAAAACCTGAAATAAAAAGCAAGTTAGACGAAATTGATCCATTTTTATATGATGCGTATCTTGGTATAATGGCAATTAACGATTATCTGTATTTCAGTATGGAACAGATGATTGAGATGATGAGTAAAACTGGTAATGGTGTTGCCGGAAAAGTTCAGTTAGAAGATAATGACGATGATGAAGGAGGTGAAGAGGGTGAAGAAAAACCAGATACAAAAATAGTTGCCCAGGGTTTAATATTTCCAATTTTGTGTCATGAAATAGTTAAAGGGATTGAAGAAGCAAAAGGTAGATATGGATTACCACAATCTGCTGAAATGAGACAGAGAGTTATGGGACAGACGGATACTTTATCCAACGAACCTATGCAACTTCGTATCGGTCCAGAAATAGTTGAGAAAATTAGAAATACATTACCAGATGAAATGTTTGAACCCCAAAATAAAGGGTTAATTAACTGGTTCCATATTCAACTTTATCAATTACCAGCAACAGAATTTCTCAAAGTAATTGGAGATGTGGTTTCAACTGACGGTAGCAAAAATCAAAATGCTGCGGATAGGTTTAGAGAAATTATGAAAGAAGCCCAGCAGCTCAAACAGGAATACGAAGAATATCAAGAAGAACAAGGTGAAGACCCAGACGATGATGACAATTTGGATGACTTTTTGAATGATCTGGGCATAATGAGTCCAAATTAAAATGAGTGAATTCAAAAGAACAACTTATTATAGAACTAACGAAGTGCGTAAAGAATACTCCTTACGCACTTCGCACATATTTACAAACCTACGATAATACAGTATCAAAATATGTTCCATTAGATTTATTTCCCGACCAAGTTTCGTTGGTGGAAGATTATGAAGCATATAATGAAAACATCGCCCTCAAATATAGACAAGCGGGAGTATCAACAGTAACCGCAGCGTGGGCATCAAAGAGATTGGTTTTTGCTCCAAAGAACAAACCAGAAAAAATCCTAATTATCGCCAACAAATTGGATACGGCGGTGGAGATGGCAAACAAAGTCAGAACATTCACCGAGCAGTGGCCGTCATGGGTTGGTGTTACATTTTCTCAAGAAAAAAACTCACAAAGACATTTTAAGCTTACGAATAACTGCGAGGTTAAAGCCGTGGCGACATCAAAGGATGCGTTGAGGGGTTATACCCCAACCATACTGGTATTTGATGAAGCGGCGTATATTGAAGCGGATGGTGACTTCTGGGCGGCTTGTATGGCTTCACTTTCCACGGGTGGTAAGGTAATCGTTGTATCCACCCCAAATGGATATGACCCGATATATTATGAAATCTACGACCAAGCATTAAGGAATTTTAATGATTTCAAAATTACGGAAATGTTTTGGTATAGAGACCCTCGTTATACCAAAGACTTATATATGGTTAAAACCAAGGATTTGGTTCATTACCTTCTCAATAAAGAGGAATATAAGAATACCGATATATTAGATTTATCAAGTGAAAACCCATACGAACGCGATCACTCAAAGGTCACTGAACTTATAGGTCAAGGGTATAAGCCATGTTCTTCTTGGTTTGAAGGTATGGTTAAGAAATTGAAATATGACAGACGTAAGGTCGCACAGGAATTGGAATGTAACTTTCTTGGTTCCGGGGATAATGTATTTGACAGCGACCTTATGCAGAATATTGCCAAGAATCAACTCAGGGAACCAACAGCAAAAATGATGGGTGGTTCTTTATGGATATTTAAGGAGCCGGAGAATGGGCACAAGTATGTCATGGGGATTGATGTTTCTCGTGGGGATTCTGAGGACTTCTCATCTATAGAAATTATTGATTTTGATGAGATGGAGCAAGTTTTTGAATATGTTGGCAAGGTTCCGCCAGATGTTCTCGCAGAGATTGCGTATAAATGGGGTAGCATGTATAGCGCATTTTGTGTTATTGACTTAACCGGAGGAATGGGTGTATCAACATCAAGAAAACTCCAAGAAATGAATTATCAATACGGGTTTTATGTGGATGGCGTTGATACGACAAACAAATGGAAATATGACCCAAAGATAAATGAAAAAATCCCCGGGATTAACTTCAACAATAAAAGGGTTCAACTTATAGCATCATTTGAAGAAGCCGTTAGACACGGCTTCAAAATATATTCTTCTCGGTTATATAATGAAATGAATACATTTGTTTATATAAACGGACGACCTGATCACCAGAAAGGACATCACGATGATTGTATCATGGGAACGGCTATGGCAATTTATGTCGCGGAAAAATCATTTCAATCATTAGAAAAGGTCGTTAATCATACAAAAGCCATGCTTAATTCCTGGTCTTCTGTTATGAATGAAAATAAAAATACATCCGAATATTTTAATCCCATGATTCCACAAATGGGACGACAAAATCCAATCAATCAGGGGCCAACAAAACAAGATTATCAAAAATATGGATGGTTATTTGGTGCAAGATAAGTATTTATATTATCAAACATTTAAGTAAGATTATACCATGGCAGAAAATAATTTAACGGTTTGGCAAAGATTATCCAAAACACTAGGTCCTAATTCATTATTAAATCAGGACTATCCAACATTTAAGTTTGACAAAAAGGAATTACTCCGAACTCAAGATAAGCAAGAATACGAAAGAGAAAAGCTCCAAGCTCAACAAACTTTCTATTTAACATCTAACTGGCAAAAGGTTGAAAACAACCTTTATTCCCAAGCAATCTATTATGAACCGAACAGATTGTCGGCTCAATATGATTACGAATCGATGGAGTATACGCCCGAAATATCGGCGGCATTAGACATCTATTCCGAAGAATCAACAACACCAAATGAGGATGGGTTCATTTTACAAATATATTCTGAGTCAAAAAGGATAAAAGCAGTTCTTGCCGATTTATTTAATAATACGTTAGATATTAACACAAACCTACCCATGTGGACAAGAAACACTTGTAAGTATGGGGACAACTTTGTTTATTTGAAATTGGATCCAGAGAAAGGAATTGTGGGTTGTCAGCAATTACCAACGATAGAGATTGAGCGACATGAAATTGGAACTGAAGGTAAAATATCAATTGACATTACAAAAGAACTAGATAAGGATAAAAAAGCGTTACACTTCACTTGGAAAAACAAAAATATGGAGTTCCAATCTTGGGAGATCGCGCATTTCCGTTTATTGGGTGATGATAGAAAATTACCTTATGGAACTTCTATGCTTGAAAAAGCGAGAAGAATTTGGAAACAATTATTGTTGTCTGAGGATGCCATGTTGATTTATAGGACATCAAGGGCTCCAGAACGAAGAATGTTTAAGGTATTTGTGGGTAATATGAATGATGATGATGTTGAAGCATACGTTCAGCGTGTTGCCAACAAGTTTAAACGAGAACAAATTGTTGATAGTAAAAGCGGAAATGTTGATATGAGATTTAACCAGATGGCCGTGGATCAGGATTATTTTATTCCTGTTCGTGACCCAGCTGCTCCGGATCCAATAACAACTTTGCCAGGTGCGACAAACTTGTCCGAGATTGCGGATATTGAATATATTCAGAAAAAATTATTAACAGCTTTGAGAGTTCCAAAAGCATTTTTGGGATTTGAGGAAGTTGTGGGTGATGGAAAAAATTTATCATTACAAGATATACGATTTGCCAGAACAATTAACAGAATCCAAAAAAGCATGATCGCTGAAATGAATAAAATAGCAATCATACATTTGTTTTTGTTGGGATTTGAAGATGAATTGGCAAACTTTACATTAGGATTAACAAATCCATCCAAACAAGCTGATTTATTAATGATTGATGTTTGGAAAGAAAAAGTTGCGCTATATAAAGAACTTGTGATGGATCCGGGTAATGGAATTCAAGCAACATCTTCAACTTGGGCAAAGAAACATATTTTTGGATGGTCAGATGACGAAGTTAAATTAGACTTACAACAACAAAGAATTGAACGAGCCGTAGGTGAAGAATTAAAAGCAACTGCGACAGTAATAACCAAAACAGGAATCTTTGATAATATTGATAAGTTATACGGCTCCACATCAGGAGCAACACCGGCATCTGGTGCAGAAACTTCACCAGGTGGTGAAGAAATATTTGGCGGCGGTGCGGCACCACTTCCACCACCACCAGGAGGAGGAGGTGAAGAGTTATTGGGTGGAGCACCACCACCACCTCCCGGTCCAG